ATAAACTGTAGACATCAACCACTCTTTAATTTCTCTTCTTCTGTCTGGAGTTTTAGTATTTAATTCAGATTCAAAGTCATCAAGTATAATATTTGTATATCGTGTACCTAATTCAGACCTACCTCTAAGTCTTTGACTGGTTCCTTTTGCAATTAACCTATCTCCTCTGCTAGTAGTTATTTCTTTTTCAGTCCACTTACTTCCCATCATATCTCCAAAGTAATAATGTAATGCATTATTATATTCAATATGATTTTTTATATATCTTAAATGATCGACTGCCTGACCTTGTTCTTCTGATACCCAAGCTGCAAATTCTTTTTTTCCTTTAGGGTTAAAATATATTCTATGAAGTAAAGCTGCCTTAGCCATTGTAGACTTAGAATGACCTCTAGGTAAAACAATACATAGCTTTCTTAAGGTTCTGTCTAAAAGTTTATTTCCAACTTCATAATGAAATGGAGCAGCAGAACTTTTCATAAAGTCCTCAGGTAAAAACAGTTGACCAAAAGCAACTAAGTCTTTTGAAACCATATTTAAAACTCTTTCTTTTTCAGAAAGATTACTAGAGTTTATATTAAACTTTTCTATTGTACCAATCTCCGCTTTTAATAACTTTAAAAGAATTACTTCTTTGCATTAACTCATCACCAGCTACATATAACCAAACATTTTCTGTATCTCCACTATCCATTTTAATATCGGCTTTAACTCTTCTATATAATCCAGAATCAATTCCTTCATACATATCATATCTAGCTAAATCTTCTTCAGTTACATCATGAACTTCTACTACAGTTCCAGAACCATTCTTGTTTTGTATAACAGCTGGAAAAGTATGATGACCTGGATATACAAGTGAAGAGTTTTCTAATATGCCTGTATTTTTATTTCCACTTCTTAATGTTCCGTATACAGCTAACTTCATTTCTTAGCTTTTGCTTTTGCCTTGGACTTAGCCTTAGGTTTTTCTTTTGGTTTTAAATCAAATTTTCTAAAGTTTATATCAAAATGCTGTGGGCTTCCTGGCTCTCCAATAACTCTCATCACAAGCACACCAAAAGATTCTTCATTTATCATATAATTTGATATGCATTCTTTTAAAGCTTCATCTTTTAACTTATCGTGTACTTCTAGCTCTAACTCAAAACTAACTTTTTTCATTAACTCACTCCATGTATTTCTGGTAAACCGACACTATCTATCTCTAACTTTTCATCATAGATAGTAAAGCAACTCACGCATTCAACATATATATTATCACTATCTAAATTTTGTATTATAAAAGCTGATGGAAACAATTTTGACCCACAAAGGTCGCAATGTTTAGAGTTCAACTTCTTTTTCAGCCGCCGCAAGCTGTTTGACTTTGCCTGACCCGATCGCATCTAATTGCTCCTTTGTAAACCCTTGGAATACAGCAACGGATTCAGTTCTCTTTTCAGTATCCATCATTCCGCTAATCTGCATTAAGGTTTTTATTGCTTGAATTTTATCTCTATCTTGAGAATCGCCACTATCTACAATATTTCTCATTTGTTCTAAAAGGTACAAAGGAGTGATATCAGCATCCACAAGTACTTTATCTATTTCATCTCTAATCAATTTCTGTATCCTCTTTGCTTTTAATAAAATTTTGGCTTGACCTTCCGCATAACGACGATTGTCTGTAGGATAAGCTTTTAAAAAAGCATCTACTATGTTTTCGCCCTTAGCCACAAACTGAGCAAACAAAAACTCTCTTTGTGTGGTTTCCTTTTTCTCAATCTTGTGTCTATAAGCACTCTTATCAGCCAAGCCAAATGAGTAAAGATTCTTTCTAGGCTCTCCTTCTATCTTAACCTTCTCATCGCAAACAAAAGTTCCCAGAGGTATCCTAATATAATTTCTAACTACTTTGTTAGAAGCGGATGCACGCAACTCCCCACGTTTCAATACCTGACAAACTTGTCCATCGTCTGAAACTACCCAGCTACCCTCGGTGCCTTTCCTCCAATTGCTGACAACATCACCACTAGGATTGTACCTCTGGAATTCTTCAACATTTTCATAAATCGGATGATTTACCTTTTTTATTTTTCTGGTAATCATCTATTATTCAATATAAGCTGTTTTACACATAAAGTCAAGATTACTTAGCCGTTGGACGTATAAGAATATTCTTTTCAGACATATTACTTTTGCCACGAATATGTGGAGACATACAGCCACCACAATAGTAAAGCTCATATTTACTTGAACCAGTATAATAATATTTACCAACATTAGTTAGTGAATCACTTCCACAAGAAGAACATACATTCTCTTCCATCATGATCGCAATATTAGGATGACTAGTTATGTAAGGTCTAAGTTTTAAATACATTTGCTCTAAACCAATAACATCATGTTTATTATATCTCTCCATTCTTTTTAAAGCCTCTGTATCTCCATTCATACAGTCAAGCCATAGTTGAAAATCTGTATCTAGCTTTTCTTGTACACCTAATAACTTAGTTATATAATCTTGTTTATTAGAAGATAAGGCAAATTCTTTTCTAGCTACCTTCAACGTATCTACAGTCTTATAAGGCATAGGCGGCATAATGTTATTTGCAAGAAATCTTGCTTTTAACTTTCTTAAATCAAATCTATCTCCATTATGAGCAATAATAATATCAGCTTCATCAAGTAATCTCCATGCTGACTGTAGTATTCTTTCGTCATTTCTATCAATAGCTTCCTTTGAAGTTAACACATCACTCAATACTTCATCATCATACAACCATTTCGCAGACCAACTAAGTACATACCAATCTATTACTTTACCATCAGCATCTTTCATCATATTATGTGTCTGTATATATTGATTACCTAAGCTCCAAGACCACACTGGTATAGGGGTAGTCTCAATATCCAACATCAGTATCTTTGGTAGATTACAGATATCCAAGTTTTTATAAGGTTTACCTAAACGCATTGACTCGATTTTCCTCCGAACTGCCTTCAAGGTACGACTATATCCATTTACAGATAACTGTTCATAAATATCAGACGCTTTCTTATTTGTATTTTCATACTGCCTAAGTATATTAATCTCTTGTGTTGACCACTTCATCGTTTATCTCCCAGTTTAACTAAGAAAAAAGCAAACTTTAAAATATAAGATTCTATTAATTTAAACAATTTCATTATTTACCCCAGACTTTTTCAGATACTAGTTGAGCTATCACACCATAGATAGATAAATCTTTGAATGCATCTAGATATGTTTCATCAGCAACAGCATTCTTTCCTCTATGTTTAATAATAATGTTTTTTAAACGACTTACTTTATCGTTCATTCTAATAACCAAAGCAATCAATGACATCATTCTATCATCTTCTTTATCTAGATCGCCACCAAGTGTTATGTTACCGCTGCCATAGTCATATTGCTTTCTACAGAATAGCTGATATTGTTCATTCGTTATCTGATTGAACCTCTTCATCATTTCTGGATATGTCTTCTCTATCGCTTGTATTACTTCTTTTTCTCTCATTTGACTCCCTCCCCCAGCCCCAGGCAGGCGACGTATAGTACGTAGCTGATGCTCTAGATGGACTAGGCTTTTTAATTACATCATCTATAATCTTTTCTAAAAACTTTATCTTCTTCGGACTTATCTTTTTCATTATTTAATTATTCCTGGTACGACAACTCTGTTAAAATAATTACATTCTTTATCAATGGTACATTCCTTCCCAGCTTTTTTAGAATCAACATACATAACTAAGATGCCACTATCACTACGCATATCACAACCTAGACATTTACCAGCATTCCAATTGCAGCAATGCTTAAGTGCATCTTGTTTTTTATAATTTCGCATACACTCAATATAAGTGGTATACACTATTTTTGCAAGAACTATTATTTTACTTGACAATTATGTATATAGTCCTTATATTGTATATAGTTACTCTAAGAGAATATTATATATATATAATATATATTATATATACTACTAAAGAAAAAAGATATTATAAATATAATATCCAAAAAGAAAGGATTTTTTTATGACTTGGTTTTATTTGCATTGCTTGGCTGCTGTTGTTGTATTGATCGCTGATGCTAAAGGAACATTGGAACCATCTATAATTGCTTTTGAGAAAAAAGTAGGTCTCTATGTAGAACCAGAAAAACAAACGGAGTTAGAGGATGAGCGTGAAAGGAGATAAGAGCAGAGTTACCGATCATACTCGTTATGAGAAAAATTATACAAAAATATTTGGGAATTGGGTAGAAACAAAAACACCAGTTCCAAAACTTGAAAATAAAGAAAGGTTGAAGAAAACGTAAAATGAAAAAGATTCTCTTTGTGTGGTTCTTTTTGAATGGATGTAGTCAGCATCCAGTTACTTTGAAGGATATTAGTGGAAAACAACACATTTATAGCAATATTATTGTGAATCAGAATAATTGGTGTGAGCTGCATGAAAGATGGGAGCTTGTAGAACGTCCAAATTCACATAAAAACTAGTAAGTTGGTAGATATACTCGAAGAAAGCAAAAAACCTCTGATTTGGTACTAATTTGGGACAAATAACACTATTCC